CGTCGGGTGCGGCAACGCAGAGAAATGGCCGCATTAAACGCGCATCCAGCACATGGGAAACCATCGTCGTTCAAGATTTACTTGTAAGCGGTTCTATTGAAGTAAGACAATACGCGGCGCTACAGCAAAAATCTTCAATTGCCAATGCTGTTATGGACGGGGAAGGTATTGATGTTGAGGGTGGGGTAGATTTAACCCTTGCTTCTCTAAGGTCTTTCTTACTTAGTAGTTCTGTTTAAATATCGTGTTAAAATAGAAGTTCATGTTAGACAGAACCAAACGTCTGGTTCCCGCCGTGGCGCTTCTTACAGGCTTGCTTGTATCGCTACCCACAGCCCAGGACCAGGCTAACGCTAATGAACAACATAGACCTTGTAGCAGTGTGGTTGCTTCAAGGTCTTACAGCAGGCTACCGTATGCCTCCCCACAATTCAATAAACAAGTCGCAAGACAATACATGGCTAAAACATACGGGTGGTGTGGACAGCAGTACGTTTGCTTAGTCTCACTATGGAACCATGAAAGTGGGTGGAACGTTTCCGCTCACAACCCTTCGGGAGCGCATGGGATACCCCAAGCTCTCCCTGGAAGTAAAATGTCTGTCGTAGGAACAGACTGGCGTAGTAGCCCCTATACGCAAATTAAATGGGGGCTCAAGTACATCAAAGGTCGCTACGGGACACCGTGCAATGCTTGGTCAGAATGGCAGCGTAAAGGCTGGTATTAATGTGCTAGGATATCTATTACTTAACACACAACAAGGAGAAACACATGGCAACGGATTTTAGTGCTTTGCTTTCTGATGACCAGAAGCGAGTAATCCTAGAGAATAACATCCAGCAACTGGCATTCCAGGGATATCAGCATGAACTAAATATGAAGACTGCTGAAGCACTTGGTAGCGAGCAGGGTGTGGAATCAGCTAATGAGTACCTTGCTCAGACTGAAGCCGCACTACTGACTCATAAGGAAGCCTTAGCTGCTCTTCCTGACCTAGTAGTAGAATAGCTTCTTAGACACCCAACCGCGCCTATGGAAGGGCTCTAAGAACAATGAGAACTAGAAACGTTACGGATAGGCAATAGCCTCTAGGCGTTCGGCAACCTCTCCTAGTTCTGTCACCTGAGTCATGTGAAAAACTGACTCACTTTTTGCTGCACATTCCCCAAGGTGGGGAAGCGGACTGTAAATCCGTGGCCTATGGCATGCTTGGTTCAATTCCAAGGTGCAGCACTAATCCCACTTAGCTCAATTGGCAGAGCAGCCGACTGTTAATCGGCAGGTTGTTGGTTCAAGTCCACCAGTGGGAGCAGAGCCCGCGTAGTCCAACGGCAGAGACAAACGACTTAAACTCGTTACAGTATGGGTTCAAATCCCATTGCGGGTACGTTGCTTAAATGTATGGTAGGCTACACGCAACTACTATATAGGAGAACTAAGTGTTCAAAAAGATTGCTATTGCATCCCTTGCTGTTTTGGTTTTGGCAGGTTGTGCATCAAACAATAAGACGGCAGACCCAGCACCAGTTGTTACAGTAACTGAGCAGGCTCCACCAGCCACAGACTCATACACAAGTCCTGAAGATACATTCTTGACTGATTTGCACGATATGGGCAATGTCTATATTGAAGGTACTACTGATTCAAACTTGTTAGATATTGGCCACTCAACCTGTGACGCCCTAGATGGTGGAAATACTATTGATGATATCATTACATACCTTGCTACCAATGGTACATTTGATACCACAGACCAAGCAGAAGCTGGCGGTATGATTATTGCTGCTGCTGTTGTAGACCTTTGTCCAGAGTACACTTCACAGGTACAGGCTTACATTAGCTAAAAATCTGCTACACTAAATAAGTCTAGAACCGCCCCTCTGCATGCAAGGGCGGTTTTTCTTTTGTGCTATACTATTAATACCAACCTGCTAAGCCTCTCAACGATGCGCACCTAGTGGGTTACTTACACCACCTACTGCCTCTGGCTTTAGGTAACCAGTGTGGGCTTCCTAGGACGTGCCTTCACTAGCCGCAGTATTGTGGCTCCGTATGGAGTACCAATACCGCCTTGCCAAGACCCCAGTGCGTCGTGTCCAAATTACACGGCAGATATCAGCACTGGGGTTTTGTGCTATTGGTAGCGTAGAACCTGTGAAATTGGTAGTGTTGCCGCTTTGTTATATTGTTCGCGTTAAAATGTAACAAAACCACGCTAAGTGTTACATTGTTGCATCTCAGTGCAACATTTTGCTTGGTTATGTTGCCTTATACTGCAATTGTCAGTGTATTTAGGTACAATATATGTATGTCTGAAGCAGCTAAAGCTCGTACCGTCCGTGTGGACGATGAACTATGGGAGGCTGTCCAATCCCAAGCCAAAGAAGATGGCATTACAGTTACTAGCCTAGTAATTGATGCTTTTTATGAATATTTGAAGGCTGCGCGAAACCGTCAGTAATGTGTGCTAGAGTATCTCTTAGCCGAAAGGGGCAAAGATGGAACTCGTAGACATTATTGAAAACGTTCGCCAAAAGGTTGTGCTTGATGAGCGCATTAAAGAACTTACTAACATTCAAAATGATGTTAAAAAAATTATCCGTGAAGGTGTAGCGGAGCTTGGTGTTGAGAACGAAAATGGACATATTGTTGTAGCTATTAACGACGAGGTGTCTGGCGTAAACAATGTCATGCAGCAGCGCAAAGTGTCTAAGTCTTTAGATATTGATGTAGCCGAAGAAATTCTTAAGGCTAAAGGTATTCACGAAAAGTGCATTAAGATGGTACCTGTTTTAGATGAAGACGAAATCATGTCTGCTTACTATGAAGGTACTATTACTGAAGAAGATATTGATAGTATGTTCCCAGCAAAAGTTTCTTGGGCATTGGTAATGCCTAAAGGATAGTCATGGAAGATTTTATTGACGATTTGTTCTCAGAAGTAGATGTGTACTATCCTGGGAGTAAGCGTAAGCGGAGAGCTTTAGTTGAGAAACCAAAGCCCGAGCCAAAAACTTGGGACTCTCGGCCTTACATAAAAAAAGTAAATAATGAAGATATAGAGTTCTTTACATTAGGTGCTCTAGCAAATGCGCTCGGTCGCCCTATCGTGACTTTGCGTCTATGGATGGCAAATGGACAACTACCAACATCTATGTATAGACTACCTGATGTAACAGACAAAAACGGAGATATCAGGAGAGGTCGGAGATTGTACACTCGTAGTATGATTGAGACAGCAATTGACATTTTTGGAAATCATGGACTACTATCTATAGATAGAATAGATTGGTCCGAACATAAGGGAGTTTCACAAGAACTCTCAGAGGCTTGGAGTAATCTAAGTCTTAATAACTAAATACACTAATCACACTAATCATATTAAGGAACTATTAACCGTGAGCGTTAACAAGATTGAAGAAGACAAGTACCAGGCCACCTCATCTTTTGATGATGACCTAGAGTTAGATGCCCGTCCTGCACAGGACACGAGTACCATTACATCAATCGGTTCTGGTTGGGACGATGCTGAAAAGCTTTCTGTTTCAACAAGTCAGTATCCGACTGAGTTCCGTCAGAGCGACCGTGCTCAACTTATTAAGTTTCTTGACCCTAGTGGTCCTTTTGCCACTTACAAGATGCATTTCTTGTCTCAGAAGACTGAAGGTAAGCGCTCATATGTTTGCCTAGGTGCTGTATGTCCATTGTGTAACATTCTTGGACACAAGGCTGAGGACAAGCGCTCGTTTACTATTGTGAACTTCTCCGCTGATACAGGGTTTACCCGTCAGATTCTTACTGCTACTCCACGTTTGTACCGAACCTTGGCACAGGCAAACTCAGAGAAGTTTGGTCCGCTGAATAAGCATTTCTGGTCCCTTAGTCGTACAGGCAAGATGCAGACTACTGTCTACAACTTGATTCCTGTCAAGGAACGAGATTTGGTAGAGGAATACGACCTTAACGTTGACGAGGTTAATGATTTCCTTTCGGCTGTAGAGCCATATGTACGTTCAGATATCCGTGAGCATTCAGTTGCTGAACTCACTGAGATTGCTAACGACCTTCTCTAGTACCACATAGACCGCCACTAGCCGTAGGAACCCCCTTACCTGCGGCTAGTGGCTTTTAGGGGACCTTATGAACATTATTACTACTTATGACCAGTTACACGAAATGGTACTGGAATATATGCGTCAAGACGCATTTGCTTTTGACGTTGAAACTGTTGGGCCACAGCGTGGATTAACTCCTGTAAATGAAGTTCTTTGGATTTCTTTTGCTACGCACGGTAGGTGCGACGTTATCCCGATGGGTCATCCCAATGGTGACTTTATTGAAGACATTTTTCCTTTGACTGAGGCTGGGGAAAAGCGCGTAGAGGCTGGACTTACTCCTCGTGCCAGTGATTATTCAAAGGATAAGAAAAAAGCTAACAAAGTATTCGGTAATCCTCCAGAGCAGCTTTATCCCGCAGAGGTGTTTGCCGCACTAAAGCCTTTGATGTTTAACAAGAACATACTTACCGTAGGGCATAACTTAATTTTTGACCTTACGTCTGTAGCTAAATACTACGGTGGTGAAGTTCCTGTTGGCCCATACTTTGACACAATGATTGCATCATTTCTCAGCGATAATCGTAACAAAAATAAATGTGGGTTGGACGACTGCTTGAAGCGTGAGTTTGGGTATGAGATGGTCAAAGGTGTAGGCAAAGAAGTAGAGAAGTACTCCTTTGACGAGGTAGCCAAATACGCTTATCTTGATGCTAAATACACATTCCTTTTGTGGAAATCTTTGAAACATAAAATTGAAGACGGTGGTTTTAGCCAAGTGATGGACTTGGAGATGGATGTACTTACTGTTCTTTGTGATATGAAACTAACTGGGGCTCCAGTTGATGTAGAAGCTCTTACTCTTTTGGATACTCAGTTAAGGTTAGACATTGAGGAAGCCCGAGCCAATATCTTTAGTATTGCTGGCAGAGTTTTTAATATTAACTCAAATACTGAAAAGCAGTTCTTGTTGTATTCCAGCAAAAAAGATGGTGGCCGTGGGCTAAAAGCTCGTAAGCTTACTCCAGCAGGACAAAAGCGTAAGGATAACGGGGAACCCCTTACTTACTCTGATTACTCCGTAGCCGCTGAGGCTTTGGAGGAGTTCCGAGACAGTGACCCATTAGTTTCGGCTCTTCTTGTATACTCAGACTTGAATAAACTAAGCACTACCTATGTTGTACCTTACCTTGGTGGTGAGGTAGTACGCACTACAGGAGGGAAAGAAAAACGTGAACAAAAAGAATCGCTTCTCATTGACGGTAGGATTCATTGTGATTTCGTACAGCACGGGGCTGAGACTGGCCGCTTTAGCAGTCGTAACCCTAATCTACAAAATGTCCCTGCTCCTCATACTCCTCATGGAAAAGCTATCAGGAATCTTTTTTATGCGCCCGAAGGGTACCGACTTGTGGTGGCTGATTACTCGCAGATTGAACCGCGTGTCATTGCATCTATGGCAAAAGACCCAATTATGATGAAAAACTATCTTGAGGGTAACGATATCTATACCACTGTAGGTGACACTATGGGTGTAGACCGTAAGGCTGGTAAGACTCTTGTTCTTGCTATGGCATATGGTGTAGGTCCTGCAAAGATTGCTAGCCAGATTGGCTGTAGCACCACGGAAGCTAGGGATTTGCTAGACCGTTTTGGTGCCCAATTTTCTGCCGTGTCTTCTTACCGCATAAAGATTTTGGCTAAGGCCCGCAAATTTTCTACCCCTTATGTAGAGACTTTGCTAGGTCGTAAAAGGTTTTTGCCTGAGATAACTTCTAGCGACCATATGGCTAGGGCTGGTGCCGAGCGTCAGGCTTTTAACACCCGTATCCAAGGTTCTGCGGCTGACATTATTAAGTTAGCTATGATTAGGGCACATAATCGTATTCCTGAGGGTGCCCGTATACTATTAACTGTGCACGATGAATTGGTGACACTAACTCCTGAAGATAAAGTGGAGGAAACTGTGGCGGCAATTAGGGATGCTATGGAGGGTATAGACTTACTCTCAGTACCTTTGATAGCGGATATCAAAGTAGTGAACCGTTGGGGTGAAGCAAAGTAATGAATGAAATACAACAAGAATGGCGTTACATGGGTAGGCAGCAAGATGATGTTTACGATGTTATGAAAGACCAACAGTGGCACACCTTAGCGGAGGTAGCTACTGCAGTAGATGGTCGTGAGACTTCTGTATCCGCATGTATTAGAAACTTCCGTAAGGCTTCACATGGCGGATACGTAGTAGAGCGTAAGCGTGAAGACGGAGAGTACCTGTACCGCCTTCTTCTAGGTAAGGACTCTCAATGAGTTGGAAGTTTTGGAAGCGTTCTACGGAACCTGAGTTTTATATTGAAACAAACGATGTGCCAACTAGCACACTCGTGCGTTGGTATCTTTATGATAGCGGGGTTAAAAACCCTAACAAACGTGCTGAAGCATTAGGGTTTACTCCAATTAGTGCTGAGGGTGAAGAGATGGAGATTCGTGAAAGCCGAGTCCGACTAAAAAGCTTAGAACCTTATGTAGATTTTCTTGCTATGTTCTCTGATATTAGCGGGTTAATAACCGCAGAGTCTTTTTCTGAGCAGATAAATCTTTTAGGTATTGAGATGCCTGAAGGTCTTGCTGAAGAAGAAGCTAAGACACAGATTGCAGATATGTTTACAGGTATTGCTATCTCTTGTTTAATCCCTGCGTTCTCTGCCGCATTACAGCTTGGTATAATTGTTAACCCTGGAACATTTGTAACGGATGTGGCGTAATGAGTTCAGATTGGTACGCAAGACGACTAAACGGGAACGCTGGTCCCACCCAGCCTAGTCCCCTTCCTCCTACACAACCAGCAGCCCCACCATATAACCCACAAGAATCCACTAGGATACCTGAAAGCTCCGTAGCGGCTTCTCGTTGTCCTGGTTGCGGTAGTGGAAACTATGGTGGTGTAGTTCCTGAGGGAAGTATGTCAGGTATGGCTGCTAGGGCTAAATGTTATGACTGTGGATACCCTATTGTACAGTCTGGCTCAGGCGTTGGAAAAGGAATCTCACAACCAGGTGGTGGACCTGCTATCCCAGCACGTCAATCAACTACGTCAAACAACTTCAACCCACAAGGAATTATAGGTCACATTTAATGCTTACTCCATGGAAACTAAAACAACAGCTAGCTGAGTTAGGTACTAGACTTACCTTACTTGACCGTAAATGCTGGGAACTAGACGAACAGTTACACCGAGTAACTCAAGAAAGAGATGAGTACCGAGTCAAGTACGAACTTCTGTATCACACACCAGAGTACAAAGCTGACACAGAGGCTGCTTTTGCCCGTGGTTCAGACAAAATGCGTCAGTCAATTATTACTTGGCTTATGGAAATGGACAGATGCGATTTTAATGGCAAATGGGATGTAGAGGATAACTAATGGATGCAGATTTAGCAAAAGTAGTAGCTAGTCTTAATAAGAAGTTTGGCTCAGATATGATTGTCTTAGGGTCAAACATTAAAGATGATGTAATGAAGCGTATGCCTACGGGTTCACTTGCGCTTGATGTTATTCTTGGCGGTGGATTCCCTGTAAATCAGTGGCATGAAATTGTAGGTGAGGCTTCTAACGGTAAGACTGCAGTAGCCCTTAAGACTGTAGCCGCTAACCAACAACGCGACCCTAACTTCACTACTGTATGGGTAGCGGCTGAAACATGGGTGCCACAGTACGCAGAGATGTGTGGTGTAGACCCATCTCGCGTGTATGTAATCTCTACCAACATTATGGAAGAGGCTTATGAGTCCGTTCTTCAGCTTGTAGAGAGTAAAGCTGTAGATTGTGTGGTCATTGATTCCCTTCCTGCTTTGGTACCCACTACAGAGGATGAGAAGAATATGGATGAGGCGACCGTGGGTCGTGGAGCTTTGCTTACAGGTAAGTTTTTCCGAAAAATGGGTCACGCTTCTCGTCGCTCATTAGTTGAGGACGAGCGACCTTTCATTGGCATTGTCATCAATCAGTTCCGTATGAAGATTGGCGTTATGTACGGTGACCCCCGCACTACTCCAGGTGGAGAGGCTAAGAACTACGCATTCTTTACTCGGCTTGAGGTTAAGCGTGATGAATGGATTGAAGAAGGAACTGGGCAAGAGAAGCATAAGGTTGGACAGACTATCAAGATTCGTACCATTAAAAATAAGTCAGCCCCTGCACAGCAGGTAGCTTATGTGGACTTTTACTTTGATAGTTGTGCCAATGCTTTGGCTGGTGAGTATGACTTTGCTAAGGAAATTGTTGCTTTAGGTATCATCAACAAAATTATTACTCGTGCTGGCGCATACTACAGTTATGGTGACCGTAAATGGCAAGGTGCTGATGCTGTGGTAAAATCTATTAGAGAAGAGGTTGACCTTAAGGAAAATTTAGAGAAAGATGTACTGGAAACAGTACGGGCTGGCTCTAAGTATGTCGCTGAGGTCAATGATGCGGTCTGAAGGTCAGATTCAATCAAAGAAGCATGAGAATAGACTTGCTAAGGCAGTTGGGGGCGGCGCTGTAGCCGCCTCTGGTGCTTTTTGGAGCCGTAAAGGTGACGTCCGTTCTGATGACCTGCTTATAGAGCATAAGTGGACAGGCAAACAACAGGTATCCGTTAAGGCGGTGGTCCTGGAAAAAATTGTTAAGGAAGCAATCCTTGACGGCAGGATGCCTGTCCTTGGTTTTCACGTTAATGGTGAAAATTATGTGATGCTGACTGAAGATGATTTCCTGGAGCTCCGCCAAAAGCTTCAGGAGTGCTCTTGCGAGACCCACTAGATGTAGAAAACTGGCGCTCTGACGCTAAGTGTAAGGGAATGAACACCGAGATGTGGTTTCCTCCCAGAGATAAAGATTTATATACAGATATTGCTAATGAATCCAAGGCAGTTTGCTTGGGTAAAGATGGAAAATCTCCATGTAAAGTTAGGATAGACTGTCTACTATATGCACACAATAATGATGAGGAATATGGCATCTGGGGTGGGCTTAGTCGTAGAGAAAGAAACGCTTTACATCGTAAAGCTATAAAAAATGGTATGACCCTTAAAGAATGGGTAGAAAGAGATAACAAATGAGCGACGTTGATTACACTCCTTTTAAGTGCCCAGATTGCAAAACTTGGTGGCGTACAGCTACTCATAAGTGCGAGGTAGCTGTTTATTCACCACCTCCTTCTGTCACTACTACAACTAGTGGAGCAGAGATAAAGGTATCCAAGTTGCCTAGTTACAAGAGGTCGTGTAAGGTATGCGATAGAGCTTTACTAGACAATGAGTTTTACACTTGTAAAAAGCATGCTGGACAGTACGGTTGGAACGAATACAACAAAAAGAAGGAGCACCCACATGGCCCAGAAAACCCCTCAAGTAAGTGGAACACTTAAGAAACTAGTTGACGCAGGTAAGAAGCCTACGCGTGTACTAGGTTCGTTAGAGCGGTATTACTTAACACTACCTGCAGATAGAAGTCGTTCTACTACGGTCATTCATCCATCAGAGATGATTAAGCCTGACTGGTGCCATCGTGCCCAGTACTACTTACTTAAGGGTGAAGAACCTGCTCCTCGCCCTATCAGCCTTGACTTGGCTATTGTGTTTGAAGAAGGTCATCGTATCCATGCTCGCTGGCAGGATTGGTTCCGAGGTATGGGCAAGCTTTACGGTAAATGGTACTGTGACCACTGCGGGGGCTCCATGTATGCCTTGTCGTCTGAACTTCCAGATACTTGCGCACAGCATATGGTGTATGAAGAGGTACCTGTACGCAGTGAGGCTCATATGATTTCTGGTCATGCTGATGGTTGGCTTAAGGGCTTTGGCGAAGACTTATTGCTTGAAATTAAGTCTGTTGGTGAAGGTACGGTTCGTTGGGAAGACCCAGCGGGTTGGATTGATTCGGGCAATGACTTTAAGAAGTACTGGTCCACATTGAAGAGTCCATTTTATGGGCACCTCATGCAGGCTCAGGTGTACATGAAGTTGCTTGAACTTATGGACCCAGA